CTGAGTAGATGTCTCGGGCATTGTCGCCGCTGTCGATGTAGTCATCTACGACTGCAAAGTTGGCAGGAGGCCCACCAGCCTGAGGAGCCATACCAGCTTGTTCTGGAGTTGGGCCAGCTACAGGTCCCGGCATACCCATTGCGGGGTCTACAGGGGGCGGAGCTACCGGAGACTGCTCAGGGAGAGCGTTGATGCCTTGCGGTGTCTGGCTGAACGGGTCGCCACCTTGCTGCCCAAGGCCTCGAATGAAGTCCTCGACAGTCGGTAGGGGAGCCCCTTGAGCGGCCATAGCCATCCGTTGCTGGATAGGCGTGAGGTATTTAAAGTTAGGGTCGTTAGGCCCAATGGGCATTGTTGACATTATTAGCCCTTCTTACCGAATAGTCCTGCGAGTGATCCGCCAGCGCCGAATAGCCCACCAAGAGTGCTTGCAGTGCCTAGGAGACCTCCAAGGATGCCCGGACCACCTGTGGTCTTCTGCGTCGAAGTGCCACCCCAGTTATTAGCACCAACAATACCGTAGTAGCGGCTAAGGAGGTCCATTTGGCGACCATCCTGACCTTGCCACCGCATGTAGTCAGCATCAGCCTGACCTTGGCGGTCTTGCTGGTCAATCTGACCTGCGCGGATCATAGCGTCGATGTTACCAAGGTTAGCTGCGTTACCGCTCAGTCCTGCTCCGAAGCTGGAGAGGCCGAACTGGCCGAGGCTATCAAGGGCTCCCATCTGTGCCGAGCGGTTGGCTTGGGAGAGATTTAGACCACGATTGAAGGCGTCAGACCTGATAGCGGCGGATGTATCAGCCATCCGGTCATCAGCGCCTCGACGGGCAATCGCCTCCGCTACCCCTGCCCTCGTGCTGTTAATGTTTCCTGAGGCTGAGGCGCTGCGGTTGATTTCCGGCAGGTCGCCTTCATACAGGGAGCGGGCAGTGTCGCGGTTGGCAGCGTTAATCATGCCTTGGATCGACGGGTCGTTGGCATAGCGGGCTGCGGCTGCGAGGTCGTTACCTACCATGTCGCTATTTGCGACACCGTAGAGGTCGTTCATCGCTGTGCCAGTCATACCTGCATTAGCAAGCATGTCTGACGTAGAGCCACGGATAGCGCCGGACTGGGGACCTCCGACATATTCGCCTAGGTTATTGATACCTGAGCGGGTCATGTCGCTCATGTTGGCGTAGAGGTCACCTTGGTAGAAGGGGGTGTCCTTCTGGGCGTTGTAAATATCCCCTGCGGAGGAGAAGATGCCCTTTAGAGCGTCACCTTGGGGTTTCCAAGGTTCAGATTTGGTGGTCGTCTTCTGCGACCCAGAGAATAGGGAGCCCATTGTTATTTTTATGCCTTATAGAGCTGTTTTTCGTCACCGTTAGCGTCCACGAAGTCACATACGTATTTGAACGCATACATCTTGAGGAACTTGAGGTGCTTATTGTCGTCTGGAGTATGGAGAGCGTAGACCGGGGAGTTGACGAGGAACTTTAGCAACTGGAAGTCATGCCAAAGGGCCTGTCCGATGCCTTTAGACCACTTGCGAATGTCGCAGTGGATGAAGTGCATCTTGCTCGTATACTCCAGACTGACGGTATACTCGTCCCTGACGATCACAGGCACTTTTAGGGAGTGCTCTGCCGTTTCGGGTAGTTCTATCATATTGTTCTGTATCTAAGGTAAGACCCAGCCTTTACGGTCACGGTCGTTCCTGCGGTTTCTGAGGCCATCTGCATCTTTACGGTCCCTGAGGGAGACGCACCGGCTATAAATGTCCCACTGATCCTTGAGGGCCAGCTTTGGGTGGTATTTGGGAGACCACCGACTGCTGCGAGTAGTGCTGCGTTGATGTTACCAAATACCAAGACCTGAGCACTCGCACTGGTGGGCATGTAAATATCGGCCACACCGTCTGTGCCGCCTGTAGGCCAAGCTAGGCCGGGACGAGGACCGACAGTGGCGGTAGCTGTCCTCAGTAGAAGGAGAGCTTCAAACTCATACTGGGTGTTAGCCGCTGGAGTGAAGTTAAGCCCTGTAATATCTACAGCGGTAGCCGAGTTGGTCGTGAAGTCCGAAGACAGCTTTACGTAAGTCCAAGGGTCTGAGCCGCCACCGGCAGATGCCCAAGTGCCGTCACCACGCCAGAAGGTCGTAGCTGAGGCCCCTGTGCCGCCGTTAAGTCGTGCGACTGCAAGGTTGCCTGTGAGGTCGGCTGCGGAACCACTGGTAGCAACGGTAGCTAGGCCAGTGATGGTCGAAGCTGCCTGAGTGCCCGTATGGTTTGCACGGTTCTTTAGGTTGGCGTCAGTGTCGTTAGCTGTCGCACCTGTCGCGATACCGGCCAGCTTCGTTTCCTGAGCGGTCGTGAAGGCGGCTGTGGTGTTCGTGAGGACAGTTGCGAGGGGCTGATAGCTACCTGCGGCCTGTTTGCCATCCAGAGCCGACTGGAGGTCAGTCTGAGACGATAACGTGCCTGTAATGCTTCCCCAAGCCACGCTACCGCCACCTGACGAGTTGATGGTCAGGGTATTGGCAGCATCGTTGTAGTTCAGGGTTACGTTCGTGCCAGCGACGAGGAGAGCACCTACACGGTCATCTACGGCTTCTGAGAAGTCGCTGATCGTGGAAGCGGTCTGGGTTCCTGTGTGGTTCGCACGGTTCTTTAAGTTAGCATCCGTGTCGTTAGCCGTGGCCCCAGCCGCTATCCCGCTCAGTTTAGTCTCTTGGGCGGTCGTGAACGAAGCTGTAGTAGCTGTCAGGACGGACGATAGAGGCTGTTTGCCGTCTAGGGCTGTCTGTAGGCCTGTAACGTCAGCGATAATGTGCGTATGCGATGCAGCGGCGTATGATCCTGCGGCTTGCTTACCGTCCAGAGCCGTCTGCAACCCAGTGACATCTGCGATGATATGGGTGTGACTGGCTGCTGCGTAAGAACCTGCCGCCTGTTTGCCGTCTAGGGCTGTCTGGAGGCCAGTAACGTCCGCAATGATGTGCGAGTGAGAGCTTGCTGCTTTACCGTTGAGAGCCGTCTGGAGATCGGTCTGTGAGGAGAGAGTTCCTGTAATGGAGCCCCATACTCCGCCTCCGCCTCCCCCAGAAGCTTCAAGTGTAGCCATTCGGGTGCGGAGGTCTTTAATACCACCTTCGCCGCTCATCGTGCTTTATGTATCCTGTGAATTACGTATCGGACCCCAGTGACTACACCGGGACCGTCTGCCTCGATCTTCACAGCGCCACCATTCGCCTCCCAAGTGTCGAGGGCGTATACGGTGATGTTGTAGCTGATCTTATGGGCGACGGACGCACCCTTGGTGATCGGGAAGTCCTTGGGGTATATCTCACCTACTGAGCCGCCAATATCGACGGCCATGTAGAGGTTAGAGGCTGTGGAGTTGTCTGGGGTGAAGGTGAGCTCGACCGCAATGGCTAGACCGTCCCCTTCCCTCGCTGTGATGAGATTGCTCTCATAGAAGCTGTCGATGTCGTCAGGCTTCTGAGGGTGGAGTATTGTCCCCGCATTGTTAGTGAGGGTTACTTTGGTGTTAGTGGAGAGAGACTGGGAGGAGCCAGTGTGCAAATAGGCTCCCCAGCCAGTCAAGTTCTGTAAGTCACCTATGGACCGCTCAATCTTCTCATATTCGCGGTCTACGTGTTCCCCTAGGCTCTCTACGAGTGCGGGGCGTATCTCACGCCTATAACGGAATGCGGCCATGTTGGATTACCAGTTTTATGTTATGACTATGGCGGGCGATCAACCCCGCCAGCCTAGCGAACTAGGACTTAGCACCACCAAGGGAGGGCCGATGTGGTTGTCCCAAGGGGCTATCTCATTCCCCGTCTCGTCACTCTCACATCAAAACCAGAGAAGGTGAAGTCGGAGATGCCTTCGTGGAGGAGACGATAGGAGAGATACCTACCGGCCACTCGGACATCGAGTTTGTTCATTGTTGAGGGGTCAAATATCTGAGCTTCGTTCCACGCGGGCTGGAGACCAGTGACATCTGAGGCTCCGAACTGGAACCTGACTGTCTCAGGAGCACCATCAATGCCGATCTGCGGGTAGAAGTTCAGGAGGGACTTGTAGGAGGTAAGCGGAGCACCACTTTCGTCCATATCTATGCCGATACGCTCAATGAAAGCGGGCTTGAGTGCCTCTAGTTCCACTGGGCGGCTTAAGCGGCCTGTGGTGGCCCTATCGAGACCATAGATACGAGTGGCTGTTAGGCCCTCTGAGGTGGCGATGTTACCTACGTAGAGCATATGTCGCTCTGCGCTATCTTCGTCACCTATGTATGTTCCGGCGAACTCTGCGTATATTTCGGTTCCCATGTCCTCATAGGTCTGACCTGTCGATACTTGGGCGTTCGTTGAGGCCACTACGTTCGGCATGTCGTAGAAAGTCCACGTTCCGTTGCTTACGTTGTAGACGGCAGCACGGTTGCATCCGGTAGTTGTGTTACGGAAGCCTATGAGGCGGTCATCTGAGACGTAGTTGAAGTGAACTTCATCGAGGGCACGGTGGTATTCGACGAAGAAGAGGTGCTTGTAGTCTCTCTTCACACTGTCGAAGATGAACTCTTTGTCCTTACCGTAGATAATCGAGCGGGCTGTAGCACCATCGTGGACGTAGATGTCGTCAGTATCGAAGACGTAATGGACACCATCGACCTCAACGACACAATTGGTGTCCATGATGCCTCGGTCGTTGAACCTCTTGCGGAAGTCATAAATAAGCTGACCACCAATGAAGTTCATGGACCAGACTTCGTTGTCTCCGTAGATCATGAAGCTGTCACGGAGAGCTAGACCGTCGATGATGGGACCTACCATCTCGTTCAGGACGTTCTCACCAGCGTTATTGGTGGTGGAAGTCTCATCCCAAGAGGCGGGGACTGCACCATAAGCGGCGAAGTCTGACCATTTGACCATCGAGGGGTAGTCTGTGGACCCCTTGGAGACGTTCATGGCGACCAGAGTGTCTTTATAGGCCCTGAGGACCCCACAGCGCCATGACGCATCCCAGTTAGGCAAGACGGTGAAGTCTGCTGTCGCTAGGGACTTGAAGAAGGGGACATTCTGCTTTCGATTGACGTAAGCAATGTTACCTAGGAAGCAGGAGGTGAAAGGTTGCTGTGTGTCGCCTGTGGTTACTGCGAGGGGCGTAACGTCTGTCTCTACTTCGCCTATGATGGAGGTGAAGGTGGAGTAGTCGGAGCTAATCGTGATGATAGACTCAGGACCACCAGAGAGATCGGGGATGGAGAACATGTGGCCGATGACACTGGTGGAGGCCTCAAGGTTCTTTACGCGACGGAAGATAGGGGCGTGGGTAACACTCCCATTCTCGAAGCGGACGTTGACACCTGCTGAGAAGGCGTTGCTGGGGAGGTCATAGGGGTTAACATCGGAGATGATACCTATGGAGCCCAAGTCACGGACGGGAATGTTACTCATCGAATTGTTCCATGTAAGCGAGAACTGCCCTAACCTCCTCAACAGTAGCATCGCGCTTTATGAGATTTGCTCGGGAGCTTATGATAGCTACGTTACCCTTTATGTATCCGAGATCGTTATGTATCCGGTCTACATGGGGTGTCTGAGGGTGGTGGGCAGGTAAACCTAGTTCCAGCTTTATACCAAGAACGGGGCAGTATTCGGGGAGAACCAAGTCCTCCTCTTCTAAGTCGAAAACATAACCCTTAATCTTAGATCGGGTCTTGAGGACGGAAAGACGATACTTCGCCCACTTATCAGGGTCTCTCTTTTTTAACGCTTCTTGTCTTAGCTTGTTCTGGTATTTTTCGGGATTATCAGCCCAGTATTGCTTCATCCTCAAAGCGTGGGCTTTTTTATAAGCCTCGCTTCGAATTCGGGGCATACTAGACCTTCATGATATACCAAAGGGCAAGGGAAGGCTGCAAAGTGGACACAGTGACATCGTGGGTGTGGTTAGCTACTGTCGATACATCGTGAACGTGGGTGGACGATCCGACAGTGATAGTGTGCGTGTGGCTACCATCGCCTGACAAGGAGGCGGCTGTGAGAGGCTGACCACTACCACCAGTCTTGTCCCACTTGTTTGAAGCATCGAGGGTTGTGCTGAGGGTCTGACCTGTGGGGGCTGCTGTGGCTGTAGCACTGTGAGTGTGACTACCGCCGTCTACAGTGTGCGTGTGGCCACCTGAGCCAGTTGAGGTGGCTGAGGCGGTCGTAGCGCCCTGTGTGGAGCCTTGGGTGTATGTGGTCCCTGCACCGACCACTACTCGATCACGGAGGTCAGGAGTGGTTATCGACCCACCACCATCAGTCCGGCTATAGGTTCCTCCGTCACATAGGGCCCATCCAGTAGGCACTGTGGCAGAAGACCCATACCAGATCGAGATGATGCCGATGGGGTATTCGAATAGGGCATTGAGGTCCTCGTCAGAGGCAGTCATTGCTCCATTCAGGTTAGGGAAGGTATTCTTTAGGACCTGTTTGATGAGACGGAGATG